AGGGCAAATGGAATTAGCTGCTAAAATTGCAACCTATACAGGCGCAACGGCTTGGAGGTGGAATGCAGTTACATTGGGCGATTTCCTTTCGGGTGATATTGATGGCGAAAGCTGGTATTATAATGGTGCAAGTACAATAACTGCAAATTTTAAAATAGCATTATCAGGTCAGGTTATTTCACAGGATGGGGCTGGAGTTAAACCATTTGAATTAAGAAAAAATGGGGTGATAATTGGATTTGTAAATATAACTACTGGAGCCAGTTTACCATTTACGTTTTCTAATAAACAAATAAATGTAAATAATGTAAGTGTTGCAAATGGTGATACATTTGCCGTAACTTACCCATCTTACAGTATAACATCATTAAGGCAAATTACAAGTTCATTTAAAGTAACTACTAATTCAGTTAGCCCAGTAACAATTAATTTAGGTGATACAATAACAATAAATGATTGCATACCTAAAAACATTCTGCAAAAAGATTTCTTTGCTTCAATATTAAAACTATTTAATCTTTATGTAGACGAGAATCGCTTTGATGAGAAGCATTTGATTATTAAGCCTTATGTGGATTATTATAACGGAACTGTTGAGGATTGGAGCGATAAAGTAGATAGGGCAAAACCGATTAGAATTAAACCTATGTCGGAATTAAACAGTAGGTATTATATGTTAAAATATAAAGATGATAATGATTATTACAATGAGTTATATAAAAAAAGATATAATGAAGGGTATGGAAGCAGAATGTTTGATAGCGAGTATGAGTTTTCAAAAGAGACTGAAAATGTAGAATTAATTTTTGCCCCTACACCATTGGTAGGTTATGCAGGAGAAGAAAAGGTTTATAGCACTATATTTAAACAAACAAATGGATTAGAAGAAACTATTGATTCAGTCATCAGGATATTAGTAGCAAAGAAAATAACAGAAGTGGCAAGTTACAATATCTTAGATGGTGCAACTGTTTTGACAAGTCAGACTGCTTATGGTTATGCAGGACATTTCAACGACCCTGATGCAGTAGCAAACGATTTAAATTTTGGTGCAACACAAGAACTATTTTTTACTTTGGTTAGTGGTGCTTTAAATGTTAATCAATTTAATGTTTATTATAGCCCTTACATGGCAGAGATTACCGATAAGGATAGCAGGTTATTAAGTTGCAATGTAAAGTTAACCGATGTGGATATATTCAATCTTGATTTTGCAATTTTTAAATATATTGATGGTGGTTTGTATAGGTTAATTAAACTTACTGATTATACACCTGAAGCAAACGAAACAACGAAGGCAGATTTTTTAAGAGTAATAAATAAAGAATATTAAAATGGCAGATACAAAATCAACGATAGCATTAGAGATAAAAGTAAATGGAGAAGCGGCAACAGCATCAGTAGGCACTTTTAAAAAACAATTAAGGGAAGCTAACAACGAATTGCTTAATATGGCTTCTCAATTTGGGGAGGCATCAAAAGAAGCATTAAACGCAGCAAAGAAAGTAGCAAGTTTAAAAGATTCTATCGGAGATGCTAAAGCGCTTGCAGATACATTTAACCCAGACAAAAAATTTGTTGCTTTAGGTGGTGCGTTACAGGGTGCAACGGCTGGATTCAGTGCTTTACAGGGTGCTATGGGGTTATTTGGTAGCGAAGGTAAGGAAGTTGAGAAAGCATTGCTAAAAGTACAAAGCGCAATGGCTTTACAACAAGGGATAAGCGGTATCGCAGGCGCAATGGATAGCTTTAAAATGTTGGGAAATGAAATTAAAGGAAATGTAGTAAAAGCATTTAGCACATTAAAGGGTGCAATTGCAGCGACAGGGATAGGGTTATTAGTTGTTGGAGTAGGGTTATTAGTAGCAAACTTTGAGAAGGTAAAAGAAGTTATGTTAAACTTGATTCCGGGATTATCAAAAGTTACGGATTTCTTTGGTAAAATGATAAATGCGGTAACTGATTTTGTAGGGGTAACAAGTGAAGCAGAAAGGGCAACTAATAGAATGATTTCGGCAGCCGATAAAAGCATCAATAAAAATAAAAAGTTTTTACAGGAACATGGAGACGAAATAGACCAATACACAAAAAGAAAAGTTGATGCAGATATAAGGTACAATGAAGCAATAAAAGTAACAGGTGCAGACCAAGTTGAGTTAGCCAAAACATTAAATAGGGAACTTGCAAAAGCAGAATCGGATAGGAATAAACAAATTGCAACCGATAGAAAAGCGGTACAAGATAAAAATAATAAAGATGCTGAAGCAGCTAAAATAAAAAGACAAGCAGAAACAGATAAATATTTTGAAGATGCAAGAAAGCAAGGTGCAAAAGATTTAGAAATAGCAGGCGCAAAAATAAAAGACCAAGAAGAACAAATAAAAAAAGAAGAACTATTGGCAGCTTCAAAAGTTACAATCAGTTCAAATGCTGCAAATGCAGTTAGAATAGCAACGACACAATCTGAAGAACAAATAAATGCTACAAAGAAAAAATATAATGATATTGATTTAGCCGATGCAAAAATATTACAAGATGCAAAAGTAAAGGCAACAGTTGATACTTTAAATATTTTAAGCGATGTATTGGGTAAGGAAAGCGCAGCAGGAAAGGCAATAGCAATTAGTAGCGCTTTAATTAATACTTATTTAGGTATTACTGCTGGATTAAAATTAGGTTTTCCTCTTGCAATCCCTGCCGTACTTGCTGCATCAGTAACAGGATTTAAAGCAGTTAAAAGCATTATAGCAACAAAAGTGCCCGGAGGTGGTGGAGGAGGGGGTAGTGTACCATCAATGGGCAGCATGGCAGCACCAATTAAACCTGAAGCACAAACTACAACATTATCAAGTCAATCAATTAACCAAATAGGGGTTGCTAGTTCAAGGGCATTTGTATTGGAAACTGATGTAACTAATAACCAAGAAAGAATACAAAGATTAAATCGCGCTGCGAGAATCAATTGAGTATAAAATAAACAACTATTTTAAAATTATATATTATAAATATGAAATTGCCTATTTACGATTTAATAATTAACGAGGATGAAAGTAATGATGCTGAAGTTAGTTTTGTGGCATTGGTTGACAGTCCAGCGATTAAAAAGGATTTTATTGCATTTAACGAGCAATTCGTAGAACCTAACAAAGGCGAGCAAAAAGATGAATTTTTGCCTCGTTGCATAAGCTATGTAATAAACGAAGGAAAAGAAACAGAGCAAGCCGTTGCAATTTGTAACAGTTTGTGGGAAGAACATTTCAAAAAACCTTTAGCTTTTGCGGTTCAATCTGAAAGCGAGCATATTATTACCGGCGCATTAATGATTCCGCAACAATTGATTTACAGAAATTCCAAAGAGTTTGGCGAGCATTACGTTAAGTTTTCAGTTGATACTATCAAGCAGATTGCAATTAAGTTTAGCAAAAAAGGATATCAGAAAAATGTAAATATAATGCACGAAGCAGATATGCAAGTGGATGGTGTAACAATGTTTGAAAGTTTTATAAGCGATTCTAAACGTGGTATTAAACCAATGGAAGCTTTTAAAGACTTACCGGACGGAACTTGGTTTGGTAGTTTTTACGTTGAAAATCCAAAGGTTTGGGAAATGATTAAAAGCGGAGGCGTTAAAGGATTTAGTGTTGAGGGTATGTTTGATTACGAAGAACCAATGAGCGAAGACCAAAAGCAATTAGCAGAATTAAGGGAAATTTTAAACAGTTTTTAAAAAACAATATAATAGTAATATGGAAGCAAAAGAAATTTTACAAAAAGTAAAGCAATATTTCAACGAATTAGCTGCTGCCCCTGAAGTTATGGCTGCCCCAATTGTAGAACCTACCGAATACGAACTAAAAGACGGTGGCAAGGTTATGATTGATGTTCTTGAAGTTGGCGGTATTGTAATGATTGACGGTAGTCCAGCATTGCCAGGCGAAGCTGAATTGGTAGATGGCACAAAAATGACTATTGGAGATAACGGTGTTATTACTGCTATTGAATTAGGAACAGGAATGGAGCCAGCCGAACCAATGGTTGAGCCAGTTATCGAAGATATGGGAACAAAGTTCGCTGCATTTGAAACATTGACAAGCGAAAAGTTTGCAAATTATGAAATTAAGTTTTCAGCTTATGAGCAAAGATTTGCAGATTATGAAGTTAAAATGAAAAAAGCAAATAAGGTAATTGATGAATTGTTGAAATTAAGCACATTGCTAGTTGAAGCACCAAGCCAATCCCCGGATAGTTCAGTAAGGACTTCAAACGCTTTTAAAGAAGTAGAAGAAAAAAGAAATTTAAACATTTTATTTAATTAAATTAAACAATAAAAAAACATGGCATTAGCTTTTAGCGGATTATCCGCATACACAAAACAACTTGTTAAACCACTTTTGACAAGTGCAGTATTTGACGCAAAGACACAGCAGTTAATTCTTGCCTCTGGTATTGTTATACCTAACGTAAAAAGTTCAGTTGCAATTCCATTGATGGAAACAGACGCAGTTTTTGCTGCACAGTCTTGTTCTTTTGACGCAAGCGGAACGACTACTTTTTCTCAAAGGACTATCACCGTTGGTAAAATTAAAGTTGAAGAAAAAATTTGTCCGAAGGATATGGAGGCTTACTTTACTCAAGAGGCTTTGAAAGCCGGTTCAACTTACGAAGATTTTGGGAATTCAGATTTCCAAAAAGCGTTCTTGGATAAGAAAAACGTACGTATCGCTTCACAACTTGAAACTGCAATATGGCAGGGAGATGCAACAGGCGCAACTGCTAACCTTAATAAATTTGATGGTCTTCAGAAATTGATTGCTGCTGGTTCACCAGTACTTGCAAACGTTTCAGGCTACACCGGTATTACTGGTTCACCTATTGCAACTGTTAACGCTTCAAACGTTATCGCTGCAACCGAAGGAATCTACAAAGCAATCCCTGTTCAAGTATTGAGCAAAGGTGATGTAAAGATTTTCGTTGGTAATGATTGGTACAGACTTTTGATTCTTGCTTACAGAGAAAAGAATATGTTCTCTTACAATCCACAAGATTCACAAGCTGCTTCATTTATCTTGCCTGCAACTAACGTTGAAGTGATAAGCGTAAATGGTTTGAATGGAACTGGTGATGCTTACGCAATCAGCCTTTCAAATATGGCTTTAGCGGTTGATTTGGTTGATGAAGAAGGTTCATACAAACTTTGGTACAGCGAAGACAATAACGATGTACGATATCGTGTAGAATTTAAGATGGGAGTAAACGTTGCATTCACGAACGAAGTAACTTCTTTCATCGCTGGTATCTAATTAAATAATAAAGGGGTGGTATAACTACCATCCCTTTCTAAATATATATTATTATGGCTTCTTGTGCAATTGTAAGCGGATATACGATAGACTGTCGCGAATCGGTAGGCGGAATAGATGCAGTATTTTTCGCAGAATTTGGAAACGTTACCATCCTCGATGCGAGTGGGGTTGTAACTGGAA